TGCATCATTGGTCCTAATTGTTGTTGTAACGTTTGCATTTCTTGCATTTCTTCTACAAATTCTAACTGAATTTGTTCTTGTGCCATGAAAGAAATGTGCTCAAGTATGTTTTTTTGTAACGCCATCATTGCCATTGGATTATTTTGCACCATTGCAATAGACATAAAACTTAAATGTGCATCAATGTGAGCTTTGTGGTCTTGACCAGGAAAAGCTTGAAAAGGTTTTCCATTGATTGCCATAATATTTTCTAACGCCGGGTCCATTGGTTGTGGTGGAGCAGGCGGTGGTAAAATAGAATTTACGTTTTTTACACCTAATGCATCATACATTGATCTGTAAGCTTGATATAAATTATGAATTTTAGGATTAGATTGCGCTAATTGTAATTGACTTTGTGCCATACTAATTCTTTGTGTTTGTGAAAATATATTTGGATCTGCAACAGGTAGAATATCTACTCTGTCATCAAAGTCTTGTACTTTAATTTCACGTCTAGCACCCGGTACGTCGTAAGGATATACTGGTGGTAAATAAGTTTTAAATACTTCTGCTAATAATTTAAATTCTTGTTTTAATCCTACATATAATCTTTTGTGTATTGCTGACATTACCCGCGATCCACGTTCCAATAGCGCCACTGTAGTACCCACTGCAGCCTGTTGGTTCATATCGCCAACTTGCATATCAGCGATGGCCGCGAAACGTTGACCTGCGTTTACAACTATACCCATTAATTGTAATAAAGTTGCATCAGGTCCTTTAAAAGGTAAAGGCATAAACTGATCTTTGATGTTTCCACCAGGGGCATCTACATCTCTAAACTCTCCAGGTTGTAAAGGTTGTGCATCATCTCTAACTCTAATACCTCTAGATTTAAATCCAGATGGTAAGTTAGCTAAAGTTCCGGCATCCAATAATTGTCTAAGAGCTGCAGTTGCAGTTCTTGTTAATCCACCAATCATGTGAATTAAACCAAAACCATAAAATCCTGTGCCAGGTAAAAATTTAAATTGCACAAAGTAATTTGTTTTTCTTTTTAATGGATCATCTGGTTTGTAATTTCTTCTAATTGACAAAACTGTGCTGCCTGCTTGTGCAACAGTTATAACGTAAGGTAGTTTAATTCCTGTCGGTTCACCATCACCACCCATATCTTCATAACCTTCTAGATCTAAGTTAGTGTGTATTTCATATAAAGTGTATTGATCTTCTTGACCATCTTTAGCAATTCCTTCTAATTCTAATTTTTTATCTTGTAATTGATTTGTTGTTACAGGAGGTGTTCCTAATTCTACATCTCTGTAAAAACCAGACACCTGTTGTTTTCTTAATTCGTTTTCAGATATTTTAATTACATGAATTATAGACTCTGCATCTTCTAAACTATTTGCAGAGTATGGAACAATTAAATCTTCTGCTGGTACAAATTTAGACACGGCTCTACCTAAGAGGGAGTCGTAATATACTTTTTTAAAGGTAGAGCCGCTAAGAGGGAGATAAAAAAGCATCTGATCAAACTCAGGCTCGTATTCCTTCATTTGATCCATGATTTGGTAATTCATAAAATCTTTAACACGCTTTGCTTGTTCTTCACGTGGAACATCAGCTGTTCCCATTATTTGAGTTCGTACTGGTCCATCAGCTGGGAGTAACTCTTTATAAGCTTGCGCTTGAAATTGCGTAACTGCTTCCGCAAGAACAGGGTGATTGACACCAGAAGCGTTTCTAAAAGGTTCCGTTCGTCTTTCATATTTAAATCCTAAAAGTTCTAATCCGTTTCTATAAGTTTCTTCCCAATCACCTCGAGACTCTTTGTACTCGTTGTATTGGTCAACCATTTTAGCACCAAGTGGTTCTAAAACATCTTCACCTAAAAAATCTGCAAGGTTTTCATAATGGTCTTGACCACCTTCGTCTGCAACTGCTCTTGGATCAAAAGCAATTTCAGCACCACCTTCTTCATCCATGGTAACTTCAATGTTACCTTGTTGATTTTTCTTTTCGATAATCTCATCTCGTTCTTGAATTAATTCTTCTTGTTTTGGAACTTTAACAACTGTTTCGGTAATATTTGTATTTGGAAGTGGTTTGTCTATTGTAGCCATCTATTAGGTTCCCTCTTTATTAAATAGTTTGTAGATGAATCCCTCTCCATCTTTGTATTTTTCATACTGATCATATGCAGTCATAGCCGTACTTATTGCAAGTCCCGGTAAACCTGCGAACCTACTTATACCTCTAATTGTAGCAGGATTCAATCCTAATCTCAATACCTTCTTCAAACCATCACCTTCTGCAATACCTGCAGCTTTTGTTAGAGGTTCCATAGTTGCAAGACCTAACCAGTTTAATGGGTTGCTTGCAATCTCTGCTGTACCTTTGCCTTGTTTTACTTGTTGACCTATAAAGTATGAGTCTATTAACGCTGTAGGTAATGGAGCTCCAACAGCTGCCATAGTTCTACCTACGTTAGCTAAAACACTTTTGTTAGTTGCAGGTTTTAATGGTGTCTCTCCTGCTTTTACTTCTATTGGGTTTTCTGCAATGTATTTTTTAATATCAGCTTGTGATGCAATATCTTCGTTTGGAGTTACAAATGCACCGATGTCATTATTCCATCTTATGTTTGTTTCTTTAAACATATCTCGTCTAATAGCATCATCGGGTCTTGGTAATTCGGATGCTTTTATAACTTGACCTGTTGATAATAATTTTGCAATTCTTTCAGGATTTTTATTTGCTACTTTTAAAAAACAACCATCTGCACAGTTAACTCTTTTTTCCATTGCTTTTCTAAAAGCAGAACCATCTGGTTCATTTGCATAAATGGTTTTAATATTTTCTAAATTATTTTTTGCTACATCTTTTGATAGGTTCATATTTTCCATGAATATGCCACCTTTTTTAATTGCTTCTACATCTTCTATTTTAATTGTTCCATCCGCTATTTGTTTTGCCCAGTTCGGTTTTAATTTATTATCAACCGTAAAATATTTTCTTAATTCTTTATTTATTTCCACCTCTGTCATTCCTGGATAATCATCAAAAGGATCTATGGTTTGTAAACTTTTACCAGGTAACCTAAATTCTTTACCGTCACTTAATTTAACAACTTTATAACCATCTGATTGTGCCGCATATTGAATTAATTTATCATCTTCTGCTGCAAGTAATTTTTGTTTTTTAGTAATAGATTTATTGCTGTTTTTAATATCAGTTATTTTTTCTTCTGCTTTTCTAATTTTAAAATCTAAATCTGTGAATCTAGTTTTAGCAACATCACCAGCTTCTCCAGCCATCATTTGATTAATTATAGCTGGGGTTCTTATAACTTTGTCTCCAGTAATTAATTGTGTGCCTTTAATATTTCCTGCGTGTCCTTTATGAATTTGAGGATCCCCTTTAAACACACCACCTTCTGGTATTCCTCCTTTTGCTGCAATATCAGATTGTCTTATTTTTTTATCTAGATATCTTTTCTTTTTTCTTTCGTCTAAAGTTTTAAGATCAGGTGGAGGATTTTTTATTGGATTTGTTTTTCTATAATCTTTTACAGCAGCAACAGCGTCTGCTTTAGATCCAAATTCAGTAGATAAAACTGTTTTGTTTCCAACTTGAATACTAGCTCTGTATAAATCTTTTGTTACTCCTGTTGGTTTGTAAGTGCTTGGAACATTTTTACTACCTATTACTTCCTTAAATTTTTGTTTTATAACATTATTTGTTTTTGTTGGACTCCCAACTTTGACTAAAAATTTATCTGCTTTAGCTGGTGTTGGTGGTTTAAGTTTTGCTGTTTTTGTATCTGCAATTAATTTGCTTCTTTTAGTTAAAGCATTATTAGCTGCTGTTTCCGATTTATAAAATTTAGTCCCACTATAATCTTTTAAATAATCAGGCTGATCTTTTCTAAAAATAATTTTAAATTTAGAACCAGGAGGTGCCCCATACTGACTAAAGTCTCTAGCTGTTACTGGTAAAATTACGTTTCTGTCAGTCACTATCTTCTCCTAGTGAACATCGTAGCGAGGCCGCCTTTAGAATAATCCTGTCTTCCTCTACCAGTTCTATTACTGACTGGACCACCTGTTGTTGCACCGATACCAAAACCTTGTCCAAAATCATAAGATCGTTGACCATCACTACCTCTTCCATAATTAGTTGGTCCATATTGTGCTGCTCTAGCTGCTTCTGTTTTCTTTTGTAATTCTTCTAATTCTTTTTGAGCTTGAGCTAGTTTTGCAGCTTTTGCTGTTGCTGAAATTCTTTTGTTAGCGTTCATTTTTGATATGTAATCCTGTAACATTTTTTCATAATCATTTGTTCCAAACATTGACACTACATTTTTACCAGCCAAGACTGACTCTGGTCCGTATTTTAAAAGACCACTATTGGGATCTCTACCAATTATACCTTCTTGAGTTTCGGCAAAGTTTAATTGTGCTTCCATCAATGGATTATAATTTGGAGATTTAATATTAAAAGGACTTCTTGAATATGCAGCTATTGCGGCTGGTAAAGGTATTCTTGGTTGATTAGCTAATCTTGTTCCAAGAGTGCCTCTAACTTGTGGTTTAAATAAGTTTTCTTGTATAAAATTTTTAGCTTTACCCATCATAGTTGTTGGAGGAAAATAATCTGCAGTTCCTTCTAATTGTGATAGTCTAAAATTTTTTGGATCTCCTGGTTCAGTTCTAAAAGTTTCTTGTAATTCTGTAATACCTCCGCCGCCACCGCCACCTGTTTGATTTAATTGTGAGCCAATAATATTTGATTGAGTTGTTTCTGTCCCCGATCCGCTACCCGCGGCTGTGTATAAACCTTTCGCTGATAGCGCGTCGGCGATCTCCTGATCACTAAAACCATACGCGTTCATTGAATTGTAAATATCTAATGCCGTTCCTGTTAACGCAGGACCACCCATAAAAAAATTTTTTCTAGGTTTTTTTTCTGTAAATAAAACTTCTATGCCAATCGATCCGCCGTCCGCTTTCGACTCAAACTCTCTACGTCTTCGTTCTATGTATTGTGTTAATGTTTCATCTGGCAAAACATCAGCGCCTAATTCAAAGTCATCTATTAATTGACCGTAATCATAATCCTGTGCCATCAGTAGTATTCCTTATCTATTCGCGGTAATGGTTCATCTCTATAATCGTCAGGTAGTCTTACAAATCCTCCCTGTCTAAAACGCATCAACGCTTGTGTTGTACTGTCCACCAAATCATCATGGTCTCCATAAGGAAATGATGCACATTCTTCTATCACCTCTTCTGCGAATTTTTCATCGGGCGCCCAGATCATCCCTGACTCAAACATCGGCGAGACAGAGCTAACTCGAGCGTATTTATCTTGACCTTTACTCGGTGTGAAGTTTATAACAGGTATGCCAACTTTTCGCAACTCGTATGTGAGTGGTAGACCACTGGCCTTTGCTTCTATGATCACGGTATCAGGATTCCAATAATTATATTGTTCCAAAGCTTCTTTACGAAGTTCTGGAAACTCTAATCTTTCTTTGAATGCATCAAGTAATATCAAATGCGCAGGACTATCTTCATCCGGATAAAATACACCCCATGTAGTTATGGCAGAATAATCTGCAGAGTCTTTTTTAGAAAATGCGGTGTCATAAGATTGTATAACGTGTTCTAGTTTTGGTATCCGATCATCCTCCCAAGTATTCCACCACTCACGTTTTATAATACTGCCTTCTTCTGATGTAGGGTTTTGCATCCATTGCGCGTTCCATTTAGGAAGACTCAAAGATGCTTTGACACCTTCTAATTCTTGTAGCTTCCAATACTGTGGCCACACAGGTTTACCTGATGGCATGATTGCAGGAAACTCAATTAAGTGCCACTTATCTGCTTTGATATGTTTTTGTGAATTAATTAGTGCGCCTGTTAAATCTTTTAGACTCCAACGAGTCATAACCACGACGATTGCTCCACCTGGTTGTAAACGCTGACGTGGTCCTGATGTATACCAGTCGTAAGCTTTCTCTAAAGCTTCAGGATTTAGTGCGTCTTGTTCAGAGTGTGGGTCATCGATAATCAATAAATCCGCACCACGGCCCGTGATTGCTGAACCAACACCGGCTGCATAATATTCACCACCTTGTTCAGTTTCCCATTTGCCCGCGGCTTGCGAATCTTCTCTGAGTCTTGTGTTAAATACTTTTTGGTATTCGGGTGAATCTATTAGCGTCTTAGCTTTACGTCCAAAACGGAGCGCGAGTTCTGTTGTGTGGGTCGTTTGTATAATTTTTAAATCTGGTTTTCTACCAACCATCCATGCAGGAAGTAAAAAAGATGCAAACTCAGATTTAGTATGCCTAGGGGGCATATTAATAATTAATCTTTTTATTTTGCCTTTTGCAATCTGATTAAACTTATCTGCTATTTCTTTGTGATGCTTACCCTCTATAAACTCTGGCCACATACATTTAACAAAGGCCATGAAATTATTTTTAATTTCATCCTGTCTAATTTTTTCCTCTAATATCTTGTGGGCTTTTTCAAACTCTAAGATCTCTTCTTTGGTTTGCAGATCTGTATGTTCTTTTCTAAAATATTTTCTAGTCTTTTTTCTAAACGCTTCAACGGCTTTCATAAAAATTTTTGCAGAATTTTTTTCACTTCTGTTTTCTCCTCTTTTCAAATTTATCACTTATTTAAGACTAAAACAAACTGTATATGTCTTGTCGTTGGGACCCCTTTCTGTCTAGGGGAGGGTGGGCCCCTGGTTTGCAAGCACAGTTATAGATTGTATTGGGACCCCTCGGGTGGGTGGGCCCAGAGTTCTCGAGCTATGTAGTTATTGCATAGGGTATGGGATTTTCCCATACCCTATATGTTGTGTCAAGTATTAAAATGGTTTTTTAATAGCGCCCTCCATATAATATTTATTTTCTTTAGTAGGAAACATTTTATTTAGTTCCATTGTTTGTAGTTCTGCCACTAGTTTAGATAAGTTCTCGGTTTCATTTATATCTAAAGCTAATAAAACTATTTTATTCATTATCTTTTTATCTTTATCCATTATGCAACCCTCCTCGGTTCGTTAATCATTATGTGACAAGGCCTAGTCGCGCAACGATAATTATTTACACTCGGACTTGTATCAAAGTAAATAATATAATTATCAGTTACTTTACACTTACTATCCCAAGTAAATGTCCTTGTTATCCACTCGTTATACTTTTTGGCTTTGTAAAGTATTCTACCTGTTATGCCGTTTTTTAGTTTATGTATCATTTTATCCTTTCTGTTATGTATGGGATTTTATATTAAATCCCATACATTGTCAAACATTAAATTAATTAATTGTTTGGTCCGTTGTCGGCGGTAAAGCTTTCTGGTCCTTTACCCAGGTCAAGCCATCCTTTTTAAGATTGTTTTGTAGTTTAGCTCTTAAACTATCTGGACTGCCGGCCTCCATTATATCTTTTAAAGATACCCTTTTATTATCCTCCAATATCTTTAATGCTTTACCTTCCGGAGTTTTTTCAATCTGCTTCCTTGCAAGATCCCCGGCCCAGTCTCTTATTTGTTCCCAGCAATCCTCCGGCATTATTCTATTTGAACCGTAGCCAGATAAATTAAATTCCTTCTCTTGAAATTTATAATTAACTTCCTTTTTTTTGGCTACCTTGGAGGTCCTAAAGAACCTGGCCGCTTTACTCATTTTGCTTTTTACATTTTCAATAGCTTCCTCTAGCTCTTTAATAATGGGCGTTGCCCCTATTTCGTCTGCTAGATTTTTTTCTGCTATCTCAACCGCTTCTGCTTCAAGCGATCTTATCTTTAATTGAGCAGCTTGAATTAAAGGATCATAGTCCCTGTCTAGTTCTTGTTTGAACCAATCACGCTGCCATTTTTGCATCATTGCTTTTGCCATGTTATCCTTTCTGTTTGTTATGGGATTTTCTAACATAATAAATAAAACAAGTCAAATCTTTTTTTATTTTTTTTATTTTAGGGGAGGGTGGGCCCCGAGGTCACAAGCAAAGGAAAACCCATTTTGGACATAGTGTCCCATAATTTCCTTGACACAAGATATGGGTGCGACATTATTGACCATTTTAATTATGGGAATTTATGTTATGTTTATAGTCTAAACAAAAAGTTTAGAGAAAGTAGAAAAGATAATATGTCAATGGAAAAAAATAAAGAAATAATAAACTCTATTAGAACTGCTGACAGCTTGAAAGCTGTTCAGGTTGCTTTCAATATAAATGAAAGTCAGGATAAGGTAATTAGTAATTTAGTTAATCTTGTCAAGAATATGGATGAGAATATGAAATTACTAGCTACAAAAGTTTTAGAGTTAGAAAAAAAGCTAGAGGATAAAAATGCAACTAGCTTTTAAATTTCAAGATTGGACTTGCCCACTTTGTGGGCAAGATACCAAGCCGGACTGGTGGTCATCTGACGGCTACAGCTGTAATGATTGCGGGCCGGTACTAGAAGAAGAATGGGAGGAACCGCCGTTGATTAATTTTTAACGGCTGATCCCTGAGCTAGTAGAAAATCGGACCCAGGGACCTGCTAGCTCTGGGATCAGTGTGAGAGATTAACAAGTGTCACTCTCATAGTGACACTGATCCCTGGTCCTATTCTCGTCGTCGTTAGGAAGATTAATTTCAATCCGGACCCGAGGGCGTTAAAGAGAGTACGGCAGTAGCCGGTAGGACCTGGGATCAGATTTGGACGAGACATACAATAGTATTAAATGCACAGGTATGGTCTGGGCATCATCCAAAGCTGATCTCTGGTTGCTATACCATAACCCAATAAACGCGCGATACTATTGGGCCGGTCAAAATAGGGAGCCCTAGAATAGCAACCTGAGATCAGCGGGCCCTGGATACAGGTTTAAGCCCTGGTGCACCGGTAAACAATTGCCGCTGGGCTTCAATCCCGCTGGTCAAATTTATCTTTTCAACCGGTGAGCGGGCGCAAGCTCGCAAGCTGGGGGAAGGGTGGGCCCCGAGCTCGCAAGCTTGACAAAGTTTAAAAAATATATACTATGGGATATTATGAGAATTGAGAAAGCAAAAGAAATTACAGGAAGTTTAAGTAAGCCCAGCAAGATGCCGGGCCACGCTTACGGCCTGCCGGCTAAAGAATGCAAGACCGGGGGCAAGCTCCAAAAAATTAAGGGCTCAACCTGCTACGGCTGCTATGCATTAAAAGGCTGTTATGTTTTTAAAGTTGTGCAGGCTGCGCAATATAAAAGACTGAAGGCCATCAGGCACCCGCTTTGGGTTCGAGCTATGACAATGCAGATTAATTCTAAAAAAACTAAATTTTTTAGATGGCACGATTCCGGAGATATTCAAGATCTTAAACATCTTGCAAAAATTTTCGAAGTCTGTAGACGCTCCCCGGATGTTCAACACTGGTTACCAACGCGGGAAGCGTGGACGGTGAAGTATCAGGACAGAGCGCCAGCAAATCTAAAATTAATTTTTTCTATGCCGATGGTCAATCAGGAAGCGGCGGGCAAGTTTAATTATACCTCGACTGTGGTCACAGACCCGAGCAAGGCGACTTGTCCAGCCCCGCAACAAGACAACGAATGCAAGGACTGTCGAGCGTGTTGGGATAAGAAAGTAAAAAATGTTGCCTATCTGGCTCACTAATTTAGAATGATTCTAATGTGGCGTCACCCCAAATATTACAAAGAGCTGGCCAAGAAGCGAAAAGAGTTCGAGAGAGAACAAGCGCGCAAGCGAGCGAGCGAGCAAGCTAACGAGCGAGCGAGCGAGCAAGCGGATAGCGATCAAGCATCCGGTGAGGACTCGAGCAACAAGCGTTGAATATGATCCCAATCATTGATTGCGAGGGAAGGTGTTTCGCGGTGGTCTACGAGCAGACCGGGGATCGAGCTAGACTCGTATAATTTAACCAGCTTAAGGGAAGGCTGGTTAACTAGGATAAAGTTACGCTTTTTCCTAGTTAAGTGGAAGAGCTTTTGATGAGGTGAAAACCTTACTTTGTTACCCTCAACTACCTTTAACTCTACCAAGAAGAAACCACAATTATCGTTGTATCCCAACAGATCTGGCACACCAAAGGATGCCCAAGACTCCAATCTAGTCCATTGAATTTGGGGTGTTTTTTTCTTAACTAACTGCCAAAATTTGCTCTCTTTTTTCATCGTACACCTGTACTTATTCTTACACATTTACGTACTAAAAGCGATACATATTCGTACAAAAATTGACTTTTTTCGTAACAATCAGTATACTTTGAGCATGTCTGATTTAGTAAGCAAAAAGATGGGTAGAAAGCCTGCATTAACACAAAGGCAGATGAAATTCGCAGAATTAATGGTTTTTAATAATGGTGAGTTTAATCAAACAGAATGTGCAATCATGGCTGGATACAAGAATAGACCAAGGCAGAACGCATCTGACCTTAAGAATCCTAAGAAATATCCTTTGGTAGCACAATACATGGAAAAGTTACGACAGGAAGATATAGATCAACACTCAACTGATTTTAACAAACACATGAGTATAATGGGTAAGATCAGAAATATGTCTATGAAACAACCACAGACTTATGCTGTAGCTTCCAATACAGAATATAGAAGAGGGCAAGCAAATGGTTTCTACAACAAAGAAAATGTACACGTTCATATTGATGCAACTAAAAAACTTAATGAGATGACGAAGGAAGAACTCCAAGATTATATGGAGAACAAATACGTCAATAATATGAAGAATGTTAGCCCAGAATCAGAACAAGAAGAATCAGAACAAGAGTTAAACCCTGAATCCGATTAGTCACTTCGTTTGCTTTGCAATACAGCTCGTAATATTTTGTTGCTATTTTTTTTATTAGTCCCATAATTTACTCCTTGTGGGTTAGGTCCCTTCCTTGGTGGAAGTTGGTCCCATTTTACATTAGGCATATTCTTTGTCAACGTAGGATTAAAGATTCTATTAAACTCTTTTTTGTATGTATCATTGGATGGTCTTGATCTACCATCGTAAGTAAATTTTTTATTTTTCAATTATTTTCTCCATTTTTATTATACAAGATTTTGGAAATACATTTCTATCAGAAAATAACTCTTCATTCACTTCATAAGATGCAAATGTTCTTACATACTTTTTATCTTTTTCAAATACGTATGCTCTTGTTACCATTCTACTCGGCATAAAACCCATGAATTCAAAAGCCGTCGCATGGCCTCCATCCGCCGTGATATCCTCCCACAGGATCTCGTAGAAGTAATATCGTTTCTTTTTAATAACGACTGATTTATATTTTGATTTTTTAGGACGTCTCATATTTATCTATATACTATAGTAGAAAATTTAGGCAAAAAAGTTTTCAAAAAAACAAAAAGGGTCGCGCACGCCGAGTAGGATACTGTGCCAAGCTGTGCCACTACCCTTGGCACACCATTTAGCCAGTAATACCAACGATAATAGCTCAATTTTACCCTGTGCCAACTGTGCCATGAGTTTTTTCTTATCACTGAAAAAAAAATTTGCTCAAATATTTCACTATACCTTGGCACATTTACCTTATTTTGGTAATAATTTAACCACATTTGTGCCATTTTTAATGATTTTACGGACCCCAGAGCCTTGTATTTCAAATTTAGCAAATGGTGCCCACTGTTTACGTATCAGATTTAGTTCTAAAATCAGATTCGACCATTGTTTGGGCGTTATGTTTGTCCCTACTATACTCACCTTTTTCATAATCTATACATAATTTACCATCTAGGTGGTCCAATTCATGTTGAATACATCTGGCCGCTAGATCATAAAATGTTTTAGTGTACTCCTTTCCTTCCTCATCTTTGTAGTTTAACGTAATTCTAAGATATCTTTTTACTTCACCTCGTTTACCCGGTGCAGATAAACACCCTTCAAAATCTGTAAGTGTCTCATCACTTGTTTTAATAATTTTAGGATTAATAAATACTTGGTAATTATTTTGTGCTCTTGTGCAATCCATAATAAACATACGAAGTTCATATCCCACCTGTATTGCTGCAAGTCCTATGCCTAAATTTTGGTACATAGCTTTTGCCATAAATTTAATAAGTCTTTGAGTCTTATCATCTAGTGGAAAAGACACGTCTTTACTAACATTTCGTAAAAATACGTCAGGATATTTGACCAATTCTATGTTCATTGTTTGTATGTTGTAGACTGTAAATGAATAAATTTTTTATCTTGTTTTAAAACTACACGCCAAGCAGCAGAACTATTTACTTTACCTATTAATCTACTTTCTTGTAATTCTATTCTTCCTACTTCAGCAAGTTTTCCGTTATCTGTTTCCATGTAAATGAAACAATCAGATATGGCAGTGCCTTTGTTTCCGTTAGTGAATTTGTCTAGAATCTGTTGTAAGTCTCTTAGTCTTAGACTCATTTATTTTTCCTCCTATTTTTTTTGCTAACTCGTACCATTTTTTTCTCCACATCTCTTTTATATCGCCGCTTGTTTTATGATACATCCTAGCAATATTATCCAGTCTTCTCATCTCGATGTCTATAATACTCATCTACCCTCCTTAAAAATTCAAACATGTACTGTTGAAATTGTTCGCCTTCAACAACGAACTCTTGATAAAAATTGTCTGCACTACACATCATAATTACACCTTTGCATATAGATGTTTTAAATAATATGTTGTGAGCCATGGCATAAGCTGCCAGTTGAAGTTTGTAGTCACCAATCCATTCTTCTTTTTTAGGTTTGTTGGTTTGTTTAAAATCTATTATGGCGTCCTGTCCTTTGTGAACACCTACTAAATCTGTTTGCCCTGCAAATAAACCAGGGTAAAATAATGTACATTCTGTGCCGTAATATTCTGTAACATTTGATAATCCGTTTTGAATAACCTGTATGGCCATATTGTGGGCTTGTTTACCAACATCAGTCTCATCAAGATAACCTTGGCCCAAAATATATTTCTCAAGAATCTTGTGCATGGCAGTTCCACGAGTTTGTGATTTATCCACGATCCGCGCCGCTTCAGCCTCGCCCACTCGCTCTCGCCACCTTTGTAACGATTCGCGTTTCTCGGCTGGCTGTGTCTGGTCTAGGATAGTAGTCACCGATGGGAGCTTTTCTTTTTCAAACACATAGTGTCGAAGGCCATTAACCTTTTCACGTTGAGTCTTTGGGTATCTAAAACTATTATTTTTTTTCATGTGTTATTATCCATCTTAAAGTCGTAGTTGTCGGATCAAAGCTATCAAACTTCGCACTACAACCAGTTAGCCATAATATAATCAGTGCATAAACCATAACGTATCCGATATCTTTTATGTTCATTTTATATTCCTTATTATGTAATATATTATCATCAGGCCTATCATCAGACAGACCATGTTATAAAAAAACATTCCAAATCCAAATCCAACGGTCAAAATATTAACGCTCCCAAAATAAAACCACATACACCCCATATTATCTCGTCGTGATAATACAAAGTCCATATCTTAAATTTTTCTATGTATTTTTTCATTCTAAATTCATCATCTTTTTGTATTCTAACAAGTCAACTACCTTGTTGTTCATGACCATACCATCATAGTGATTTATGATCTTTTGGATCTTTGGTAGTTTTGTGTGGGCGTGTGGCCAGAGAACACAACACACGTAGAACGCGTCTCTAAAAGTACAACGCCATTTCCATTGCATCAAATATTTAGTGCCGTCTTTACGAAAACCTTTTCTAGGTTTTTTAACTACAGTTCCAACACCAAGTATATCATGAACCCATTTTATAACTGATTTGTCTGTCATGGTCATCTCCATACTGATACGCATAGAGTTTGAATATCTAAACCCAGGTCCTTTGTGTTTCTTTTTCTTTTCTTGTCTTCTCGCATAATAAATACTTCCTTCACCATCAAAGAGTCCAGCAATATAAGCCGCGTGTTCAATGCTGATCGTCATAGAGTATCCGTTGTTTACCATCGTAGTCGTAGTAATATCCACTTATACTCTTCTTTCTCTTATATCTTTTCTTTGATTCTTTCTTTCTTTGTTTATATTTTGGAGTTCTTAGTAGTTTAGCCATAAAGTTTTTAATCATTGTAACCTCTTTGAACCAAACGATTCTAAAAATTCTATTGTGGGTTCTTGTACTTCTAATTCACCAGAAGAATTACATTGTTCACATTGTTCAACTTTGCTATTGTCTCTAAAATCTTTTGATGTGTCCCCGGTAGCAATGCGGATGTATCCGTTGCCATGACATACCGGGCATATACATGCGTGTTTAGCTATTTTTATTACTTTTCCCATTTGCTTTTGCACCTTTGTTATCTAGAAAAAATCTGATTAAACGACCGATCATTTTAGATCTGGTCCTGTTAGTTTTACTAGCCAGTTGGCCAAGCGTTTCCCAGTCCTCGCGTGGAACTGAGAGAGATTTATATTTAGCTGGATCAGCCATTGTCCCTCCCTTGTATTGTTTTAGATACGTGATTATTTTTCTTGTTCCTATATTCTATAAAATATTTTTTCTTTGGATCAAGTTTACGTTGTAGTTTTTTAAGAGACATAGCTTCCATTTGTTTTGCTTCACCAACATCTACAATATCTTCTGACTCTGGTGTTAACTCTCTCACTTTATATGTATAACGCATATTTCCTTTCTTGTTGTTGTTCTTCTCATATTTTTATCATGCCACGTTAGGGTAACCTAGCTTTCGATACACCCTAACGCGCTCAAGTAATTCTCTTGGCCTTAGCTAGCCAGCATTCTACTGCAACCGGTTTTACGGCGTATGGGTAGAACTCTCCCGAGACACCACTAAAGAACCACTTTAGCTCTGCTGTCCTTGAGTATCATGTGGGAATATATACTAAAAAACAGGTATTGCAAGTATTATTTTTTTAAGATAAAAGAAAAGTCTCTTCTCACACCTTTTGTTTGTTCGTCCCTTTCTTGGGACGGACAGACAGTTTATGTGGGTGTTTCAACTTTAGGTTTAGGTTTTGGTAAAATAATTTTATACTCGTGACACTCGAATTTTATGTAGATATCATGTTTATTGACATCTTCTCGCCCTATTTCTGCTATCTTTTTTCCACTTTCTTCGTAGCCCTGTACCATACAGCCGTACTTATCATAAAATGTGTCAGGCCATACATATGGCTCAAGACATGTTTTTTGTAATGCTGAACACATGTATAATATTAAAGCTACTTCCATTATTTCCCCTGGCCCCGGTATTTTTTAAAACTACGCCGGCGCGATTTGTTCATTTTTGCTTTACTTGGATTACGTCCAATATTTGTTTTATGAAACACAGGTTCGTGTGCAACCTTGTTTAAAAATCCCTTAATCTTTGCCATCGCTAAAGTACCCGTCCAATTCCGATTGTAATGTTTTTTTTGTGAGAGATGGTATGTAACTTATCTTGCCATTAATATATTGTTCAAGATCAGCCCCGCAGGTTATACATCTATAGTATTGTTTAGTAATACCCACTAACATAGTTACCTCACTACAAGTTGGACATTTACCTGTAACGACTTCAGCATTAAACTTAAACTGTTTCATGCTATTCTATTATCAATTTTTTGATACTCTTGCTACCATCAATATTGTCTTCTAATTCTGCTTTACCTTTCCAACATTTGTAGGTAACAGATTCAGAAAAAGTTCTTTCCGCTTCGCGCTTCCCGCGCAGGCACATCGCCATCGAGTCTTGCAGTCGTGCCTCTTTAATTTCTCCATTTATAAACATCAGTAATCCTACAACAGCTTCTATCATACTACCTTACCTTTGTTTTCACCTTCTTTAATTACATACTTCTGTGTACCATTCTTGCCATGTTCAACAGATTTTTTTAAATCTTTTACATAACTCATCTGCTTTGCTGTTCTGTTCATCTCAGCTATATAGTCTAAAATTTTTTTAGTTATTCTTCCCGTTGCCATTGTATTTGTACTCTCTGTTTGCATCTTTTAATTTTTCAATATCAGATAAAACCTTGTCCATCTGTTTTGTTAAAAATTCTATGTTAACTTTATTTAGAGCCATGTCCTCGATATGCTTGTTGATACGATCTGTGGTCTTATACAAATCTTCCAACATCATGTATTGCTCAGAATCTGCCGGAAGACTCCCCATTTGACCACGCGGCCACTTGATTCTAAACTCTGTGTTCTGTTCAACATCCTGCTCCATTATTTTAATCTTAGTGTCAGCAATGTTTAGACGCTCTACCATCTGAAAATAACCCATAGTTCCAAGTGCCACGATAATTATCAGACTGGCAACCGTCTTCATTGGCATCTGTACGGCAGCTGATTCAGATATTGTTAATGGTTTCTTGCTCATTTTTTCTTTTTCAAGATTCCGTCCATCTCAAAGTAAGATCTTAAAAGACGAACTTTAAATCTGATCCAGAGTTTTTTTAACTTACTCATAGATCCTCCTTGATTAAAGTTAATTAGGGGTACTATTTTATAGTCTTATGGGGTATAAATCAATCTTCTTTGTCTTCTATCTGATAGAACATCCTGTCAGTATCTTCTGTAACCCAATCTTTATTTTCGACAGTCCAATAAGTATTTTGGACTTTAAAGTCAGGCCAAAACTTATCTGTAGTATAGTGAGAAAGATTCCACAATATACGATTATTAGGCTGAGCAGCAAAATTACCATTATCAAGTTCGAGAATATGTGCACACTTATGCTCTTGAGGTATTTCAGAATGGTCAGTGTCCAGAATATTACTATCCGGATGAGCCCAATCAATTGTGAATAAATACTCACCTTTGTAAAATTTTTTGTCTTTACCTAAGAACTTACCACGCTGATTGCTGAGATAACTATAATGATGCACACTAGGGTAGTAACTAAAACAGTTCCACAGTTCCAACTCGTCAATCGACATATCTGGCACCTTGGCTCTGTCATGCGATTTTTGGAAAAACGCGCTGATAGGCAGTCTCCAATAACATGCACCGTTTGTAAGCATGATGTTAAATAAGATCGCCATTCCTGATATAGACGTAATACCGAAGATAACACATTCGAGACTTTCGCCTTTATGTTGTTTAAGATCATACAAATACTCCTTCCGTACTTTGCAATAGATAGGTGGTATATCGGCATTTAAATATGTTGCCATTACTTTATATCTCCCCAACTATCACCAGATTCATAATCTACTTTGTTTGGCACTTTCAACTCCACAGCTGACTCCATAATTTCAATTATATCCTCCGCTTGTTTGTCAGACTCAACAGAAATATCTACTTCATCATGAATCTGTATGTGTGGTATTATACCATTTTCATATAATGCAACCATACTTTTTTTAGTCATATCTGCAGCACTTCCTTGTATTAATTTATTTAATGCTTTGTAAGTAAAAGCACGCTTTAAAGGTTCATCATATTCTTTTCTAGCTTGCTCTAACTGTAAAGGTTTAAATACACCAAATTGAACTGGTTGCCAAAGATCGAAATGACACGCTCTACCAAGTAAAGTTCTAATTTTACCACGATCATTTGCTTTACGAGACACATTATCCATAAGCTGTTTTACAAATGGAGCTTTGGTGTGATATTGTTTTATTAATTTTTCTGCAGATTCTTTCATCAGTCCTAACTCTGCCATTAATTTATTTTTACCCATGCCATACATTAAACCTAAATTTATTGTCTTAGCTTGTTTTCTTTTAATACCTGCCATGTCGGCAACAACTTGGTGGAAGTCTGCATCACCTGCGTTGTATGCATCTACAATTTCATCTACACCAGTTAAGTTTTGTAATTTTGCATAGTGCACTAATATTCTAGGTTCTTGTTGTGAGTAATCAAATGATCCCCACTTGTGACTTTGTTCAGGTATAAAAATAGATCTAATTAAAGGACCAAGTTCTGGATGTCTTGCAGGTATCTGTTGTAAGTTTGGATTAGACATACTAAATCTACCAGTAACTGTGCCACCTGCATCTGATCTAATTTGATTTATGTCTGCATGTATTCTACCATTTACTGCATGTTTAGTTATTGAATCTATAAACGTGCTGTGAGCTTTGTTTAGTTCTCTTGCCTCTGCAATTAATTTTGGTAATTCATGTGGGTGATTTTGTAAAAAGTTTTTTGTAAAACTTGGTTCTTTACTTTTTGCAGTTCTATCATAAGGCAATTTTAATTTATCAAAAGCTTTTGCAATACTGCGTGCTGCCATTATTTCTATATCAACACCAGTCAAAGCTTTAATACTACCTAATATTTTTTTTTCTTTGTGCATCAAAGATTTTTTAATGTTATCCGCTCGTTCTAAATTAACTCTTACACCTTTGAATCTCATGTCGACTAAACATGGAAATAATTTTGTCTCCAGGTTAAATATATCCCACAGTTCCTGTTGATATAGTTCTGTTTCTAATTTCTTCCAAAGTTTTAATGTAGACTCTGCATCACGTTCTGCGTATTGTCCAACAAACATAGCAGGAAGTTTCCATAATTCTTTTTTAGGATCAACTCCATATTCTTTGGCTGCAGCATTCAACACACTTTCATCTTTACCAATACCAACATAATGTTTTGACAATGTATTTAATTGATAAGACAATCTATTCTCATCAATTAAAGACGCTGCAATCATGGTATCAACTATCTTACCTTTGATCGTAAGTCCTGCTGATCTCAACCAACAGATATCATACATCGCATTGTGAAATATAAAGGTAGTTTCTGTTTGATTAAATATGTCCTGTAGCCATGAAAACACGAGTTTTTTGTCCATATTTCCATTTAGCTGGTGTTGTACCGGATAATACCCTGACCAGCCCTCTACGGCCACCGCAATGCCAGCAATGTGGCCTTTTCCAGTGACATTACCAGATCCTAGCTCTTTTAGCTCTGGATCATTGGTTTCTAAGTCTATTGCTATGTGCTTGGCTCCGCGCAGATCTTTTAATTCATCCGGCATAACCCATTCGGTCTCTGGTGTAAACAGAGGTGTTTGTATACTTCTCACTTATAATCCCTTTCAATTATCATCTCGATAAAATGAATGGCCTTTAACAAGTCCTGCTTCTTGCCTTTATCTTGATGTCTAATTATGTATTTAATAGCACATCCTTCCGGGTAGAGCAACTTATTCTCCACCACAAATTTACTGGGCTGTATCACATACTTTTGGTAGTGACTCCCACCGTGTTGTTTATCCCAAACTTTACTCATTTTTTTTCTCCTTTTTTTGATGAAACACTTCATACCAAGTATTACACTCATCACAATTATACATACTTACAATTTTATGATCTGACTCTGGATAAGTATCTTCGGTATCATAATCACTGTTCCATCTTACTTCTGCGTTACAATAAAAACATTTCATAACAAATAAGCTTTATCAAAATCTTTTGGGTCCAAGACATGCAATTCACGCTTCGCTCTCGTCGCTCCAGTGTAAAATAATCTGTGTAATTCATCCGGGTCATGACTAAAAGTTTCTAACGCAGCATTTGTAATATCTTGTAACAATAAGACTTTGTCAGCTTCACCTCCTTTCTCTCCATGTATTGTTGACATTGATATACGAGGATTTTTATTTAGCGTCTCACCATTCGCCCTCATATTACGAATGTAATTTTCAGTGATGGGATCTAGTCCCTCAAATGATTCGTACCAAACACCATCTACTAAAAGTCCGTGATCTTTTTTACACTCCTCCATTTTATATTTATCTTCAGAGTGTAATGTTTTACCTTTTCTAAATCCTTCTAATACATTTGATCCAAGGTATTCATAAATATTTTTTATCTCCAGATGATTGAGTAGACCACCTTTGCGCCAAGCTTCCCAATTATTTAAAGCTAATAATAATTTTAATG